AAACGGTATTGCACTAAGCATGGAAGGCCTTACGGCCTTTTTTTTATGCCGGGCTGTGAGGGTGCCTTTTTTGTAACCCTAAAGTGGTTTTTTGCGTTGGGTATTCAGTTGGGTATTCAGTTGGGTATTCAAAATATGGAAAAAAAGAGGCGATACGCGGGGGGTTAATACCTTTTTTGGTCTCTAAAACGGCAAAAATCAAGAATAAGTAGGGGGTTATTACCCTTTTTTTAACCCGAATATTTAAAAATGAAAGAGTATAACTACCTGATGGTTATATATAAAGAGGTGTTATTAAAGGAAAAGGTTGGTAAAATTGCGTGTGAGTCTGGTTACTTTTTGTTTTTTTTAAGAAGTTGCTCAAGAGTTTCAATGGTTTTTTTTTGTGTTGAAATAATATCGTCGCGTAATTTACACTGCTGGCATGGTCCCGGTGGAAGTTGATAGTGTGAGACTTTTCCTTCATCAATTATTTGATTTCTTTTTATATCAGTAGGATATTCATTAAGCATCTTTCCTTTACCGGTAATGAGCCAGTTCGTATTTAATTCAGGATAAATACTAACTATTTTCTCTAAAATATCAGAGCCAATAGAGTCATTATTCTTGTGCATTTTACTAAAATAGCTATTGGAAACACCAATTTCTAATGATAATTTATTGAATGAAACACCCTTATAATCAATAAAATACTTAATCCGATTAATGGTTTTCGTAATATTTTCCATCTTTTTCTTTTTTTTTCGTAAAATAGTTAGTATATTTGCCGTTGAAACAATACAACAAAAGTAATATAAAATGGATGCAAAGTCAATTAAGGAAAAAATTGAGATGAACGACTGGAAGATGGTGGCTCAAATAACCGGAAAAACAAGGGAAGCATGTCGCCAGGCAATGTACCGGAAAACCGGTTCTACTTATGAAATAGTAATAAAGGTATTGGAGAAGATAATCGAAAATCGTGAGGCTTTTCTGAAATCGTTCAATAAATCTAACAATTAAAAAAATTAAGCTATGAAAAAAGTAAACATCATGTTTCCAATGATTCCATTTGGTGGCGAACAAGCTCTTTCACAAATCCATCGGGCATCGCGTTTAAATTCTTCTTTAGGTTCTCATGGTAAAACTCATCAAGTAGTTTACGGTTTAATGCGTAAGCTTCTTCGTCTATTACTTTCAGCCAGCCAAAAAACACATCTTCAAATGCCTGCGAACGGGCCTGAACTGAAAGATAATTAGTGTAAAGAGAAGCTAAGTTCTCAATTGTAGGTATAGGTTTCATACTCTTTATTTAAGGTTAAGTCTCAAAAATACAAAAAAAAATGTTTGATTATTACAATAACGATATACTATGTGTGGAAGGTGGCCGGCTAATTGATGAAGGCATTATTTCAAAAACGAATTATAATAATTTAATCAACCGCCACAAAATGAACCGCCTCCAGCGCGGAGGAAATGGCCGACCGGCTTTAATTGAATACAATAGCATTCCGTTGCGCTTTCGCCAAATGATTGAACAAAAACTGGGCTACGATCCTACCAAGAAAACAAGACATCAGGCATTTCGTGAATATTTGAAAATCGACAAAGAAGCCGTGAGCTTTTTTGCAAACTATCTTACCGAAACGGATCAGCCTTTACCTATCGCCAGGCAGCGCGAATATCACCAGAACGCCATGTTCCTGAATGCGCTGCATAGCTTCAGAAACGACATACTGGGCCGGCGCAGGGCCATGGCAGGACGTACCTCAGGTATTATGGAGAATTTGACTGATGTTATAAGTGACCTGCGAGATGAGTTCGGCCATACACTGCCTTCAAATCATATCCGGCTTAAAGACCGGTTGAAAAGATATCTTAATGATGGATATACTTCTCTTATACATCGCGGATATGGCAATAACAATTCACGCAAGGTAAATGAAGCGCTTGAACGCCTCATACTCTCTATATATATAATGAATAACAAGCCCTACCCGGTTATGATTCGTGATATATATTTAGAGTTCCTTTCGGGGAAAATTGACATTGTTGACCGTGCATCAGGAGAGCTGTTTAACCGTGAAGATTTTTTTAACGAAAAGGGACAACCGGTTACTATCTCCGAGGCAACTATATGGAACTATGTGAACAATCCGAAAAATCGTGCTATTGTCGATAGCAAACGCAACGACTTCCATTATTACAACAATATTCACCGTCCGCATCATCACCGTCGTCGTCCGGAATATTCACTATCAAAATTATCGCTTGATGATCGGGACTTACCTTATGGCAAAACAATATATTCCGGCAAAAAAATCAGGGTTAAAGCTTACTACTCATACGACGTATGCTCTGGAGCTCTCATCGGAGCTGCTTATTCAAAAACAAAGGACAAAGAGCTTTTCCTTGAGTGCAACCGCGATATGTTTGCCTTTCTCCACCAAAACAACCTTCCTTTTCCTCTTGAAGTGGAAGTTGAGCATCATATCGTGAACAAATTTGCTGACGACTTGATGAAAGCCGGGAATGTATTCAAGCATGTTCGCTATTGCAACGCCGGTAACTCGCAGGAGAAACGTGCAGAGCATCTTAATCGTGCTAAAAAATATGGCTATGAGAAACGCTATCTTGATGGTGTGGGCCGCTTCACTCTGACCGAGGCCAACCGTCCAAAACAGGATAAAGAATGGGACGATGACGGGATGCATATTAAGGATAAGATATTTGACTTTGATGACCTCGTGGCGATGGACAGATTTACGATTGAAAAGTTTAATAACAGCCCTCATCCTGACCAGAAGACTTATCCAGGCAAAACACGCATGCAGGTATTAATGGAGCATGTTAATCCTAACGCTGTAATTTTTCAAGATCACATCGTGGCACAATACGCGGGTCTGCACGTTCAGACTACTATCCGGCGCAACCAATATGTAAGAGTAAATTATGCCAACTATCAATTACCGAACGCTAACATGGTTGAGCGCCTGCAACCTAACAACTACAAGGTTGATGCATACTATCTGCCAGGCGATGATAATATCGACCGTGTACATATCTTTCAAAATGGCCTTTATCTCGCTACATGTATGAAGATAAACCGATATAACGAGGCTACTATTGAGCAAACTGATGAGGATAGAAAATACTTTGAAGAGCAATCGAAATATGTGGCCGGCTTCGATGGCATGATTCGTAAAGGCAGAGAAGAAAAAACAACGAAGGTTGAAATAATATCGAAAGAAGATTACAACGACATGGAAGTTGAAGTAGTGGACATTCCTGAAAAAGAGGATAATTGGGATGAATTGGCAAATACAGATGATACCGGTTATGCTGAAAAAGCATTTGCAGACCTATAAATAAATCAATTATTATGGAAAAAAAGCACATTAAAAAGATCGTTAAAGCGGTTCAGGCCGAAGAGGATAAGTACAGTAGTAACTTTAAGTTGGCAAAGGTTCTAAATATCAACCCAAGTCAGCTGAGCCTTATCCTGCGTAATAAGACGGATAAAGTCCTGTCGAATGCAAAATGGGTAAGCATAGCGCGTCGCCTGAATGTAATATTATCTGATGCGGAACCTTGGCATGTGGCTATTACGCCCGTTTTTCAATACATAACTCAGGCGCTTACAGTATGTCAGGAAGATTCTCTTTCGGGGCTGCTCTGCGACAAAGCGGATATTGGAAAAACCTTCTCTGCACGTGAATATGTAAGAACTCATGCCAACGCGGTGTACATTGATTGTTCTCAGACAAAAACAAAGATGTTGCTCATTAAGAAAATTGCCAGAGAGTTCGGTCTTGATTCTACCGGCAGATATCCTGATATATATGCCGACCTTGTATTCTACCTAAACAATGTTGTGAAAAAACCTCTTGTGGTGCTCGATGAAGCCGGCGACCTGTCTCCTCTTGCTTTTCTTGAACTTAAAGCGCTATGGAATGCTACCGAACACGAATGTGGATGGTACATGATGGGGGCCGATGGCTTGAAGGCAAAAATAGAAAGAAACTTGAACTTGCGTACTGTCGGCTATACCGAGATATTTAGCCGTTTTGGTAGCAGATATCAAAAAATTGTTCCTTTCGGCAAGCAGGAGTCTGAAGAATTTATTAAGAAACAAATAGCTGCTATTGCAATGGCCAACGGAGCTAAGGATATACAGATTATATATGCCCGCAGTGGTGGTTCGCTCAGGAGGATCTTCACTGAGGTTCAAAAAATGAAACGGAATGAAAAAAGCCTTATCAGTAATGCAACTAATTAATAACAATATAAAAACGGTGCAATTTGATGGCGCATTCCTAAAGCTTATCGGTCATCCGAGCTTATTTGGCTCATGGATTATCTGGGGACAATCCGGGAATGGTAAAACACACTTCGCAATTCAGGTTTGCAAATATCTTACACAATTCGACCGGGTTGTTTATAACAGCATGGAAGAGGGCATAGGTGCATCGCTGAAAAAAGCTTTTACAGAGGAGAAGATGATGGATGTTAATGGGAAACTTATCCTTCTTGACAATGAGAGTATTGACGACTTAATCGTAAGGTTGAAAAAGAAAAAGAGCCCAAATATTATTGCTATCGACAGTCTGCAATATGCCGGTATCAATTATGCTAAGTATAAAGTGCTTAAAGAGACCTTCCCACGTAAATTATTTATTTGGATTTCGCATGCAGAGGGTCGGCTGCCTGCCGGACGTGTTGCCAATAAAATACGTTACGATGTACCGGTTAAGATTAGAGTTGAGGGCTACAAAGCATTTGCACAAAGCCGCTACGGTACAGCCTCCGAGCCTTATGTAATATGGGAAAAAGGGGCTGCAAGCTATTGGGGTAAAGAGTTATGACAAAAGCTGTTTTGCAGCTTATAATGATTGATGAAATGGTGAAAATAGAGTTTAAGATTACAGGTGATGACGGGTACAGCAGATTGATAGAGAAGATAATTAAAAATGAAAAGGATTTTGAAGATTTTAAAAATGAAATCAGTACAAAAATAGAATCGCTTGATTTGATTATTAAGGAGTTACTTAAAAGTAAAGACAATGAAAACACTAACGGAAATTCAACAGCAGATAGTAAACCTGTTCGGGATATCGCAATACAAATACAGCGAGCTGACATTTGAAACAGGAATGCGCTATCTTGATAACTATCTTGATGGTAGCACTCCACTTATACGCGACTTCTCGCTGCACAAAGGCTTCTGGGCTTGGTGGAATTTGCAATACCGGCTCATCGACGAAGCTTTTATTAAAAAGTTTCAGGACTCCTCTTATAACAAAGAAAAACTACTGAAATATTATATACACATGCACCTCGCTATCGACAAACATATCGACCGGATAGTGTGGAAAATGGTAGAAGAAAGTAGAGACAAAATGATTGAAAATCTTATAAAAAAGGAGGTAAATAATGGATAAAACACTAACAAGAGAAACCGTCCTGGTTGATTTAAGGATGGCTCATGAGGAATTATTCAATTTTTTAATGGAGAACATTGATTCTCCATCGTGGAGGATCCTTAAAAGGCACGATAATCACCTGTTTAACCTTGAATTAAAGTTAATTAAATTAAATACCAACAATATGAATATTATTCACGATGCCCATAACAAGGTAATTGAAGCCCGGAAAGTGCTTAAAAAAGTTAAAAAAGAACGGGCAAAAAACCAGTATAAAAGGGTACAGATTGACAGTAAAACTTATAAAGAAGTTCTAATTAAAAAATAATACAATGGCAAAGAAAATTTGGAAAGATCACAATGGAAACGTCATACCGGCAGCGTATGTACCGGCTATTGACAAAGTGCGCGACCGCGTTGCGCACAAAGTGCTGAAACAGGCACTCTACATTAATGAGAAACTTTCTGCTTTCAAAGATGATAGCATTACTGCCTGTGATGCTGTTTTTGAACAGATGATGAATGACAATAATGTTAAAAAAACGGGTAAAGGAAACTATTCTATCACCTCTTTCGACAAAGATATTAAAATAGAAATCAGCATGCAGGAGCGCGTTGAGTTTGACGATTTGATTCAAGTTGCTCAGGAGAAGATTAACGAATATCTTGAAGAGAAAACAGGAGGTATCGACGAGGATTTGAGGCAGATCATTAACCTTGCTTTCAAGACAAGAAAAGGGCAGATGGATGCAAAGAGGGTATTGAGCCTTTTTAAACTCAATATTAAAAATAAAAAATGGCTTGAGGCTATGGAGATTCTGAAAAAGAGCATCAGCAGGAATGTTTCTAAACGCTATATGCGAGTTTGGCAGAAAGATGCTATTAGCGGCGAATATAAGGCTGTTGAACTTAACTTTTCGTCGCTATGATCAATATGTTGATAGATGAAACAAGACTCATCCTTAACGGGCTTGAGCTTATGAAGGAATTCGACATAAAACCTGATTATACACAAACCATGCTCCTCAATCAAATGATAATCCGTGCTAAATATATTATTGAGCATCATTTAGATGTAGCCGGCGTAAACAAGAATGAGGTAGCCCAAATAAATTAAAACATGAAATTAAAACGTTTTAACCCGGGCAATACCCGGACAATCAGAATTGGAAAGCCTACAATAAGGTTCGCAAAGCAAGGAACAATTACTTTGGCGTCAACTTTAACGAAAAAAATCGGGCTTAAAGAAAATGATTCTATTGAATTTATTCAGGATGAAGAGAATCCGAGAGACTGGTATCTTAAAAAAGCTTATAAGGAAAAAGGCTTTTCATTAAGAACCTACAATAAATCGACAGGCGCTTTAATAACAAATTCAATCGTAATGGTTAATAAGTTCCTTGAGTCGATCGATAAAAAGAATGCAAAATCTGTTGGCTGCCTGGTAGCCACAGAACCTACCGAAGTGGAAGGTTTGAAACTATATGCAATAATTACTTCATCAGCATCATGATAAAATTTTATGTCATAGCAAAAGAAACCAAAACAGTGCCTTGCTGGTATTGTGGAGGGCATGGTAAGGTTGAGGAAAAGCAATACCACAACCGTTACGAAGTTGTTGTTTGCCCTATTTGCAATGGCACAAAAGAGATTGAAATTACCAATACCTCAGAGGTTGAATTAAATGAAGCTCTAAAACTAATAGGTTATGTTAAATCTTAATCAATTAAAATTATCAACCAACCCTTATGTAATGCCGGGCGTTACTATTGTAAGCATTGTTTCCGGCATTGTAGGCATTACACCCCAACAGATGTGTGCTAAAACTCGTGAACGCAAGTGGGTATTAAAGAGACAGCTCGCTATGTATTTATTAGCAGAAAATACATACATGTCATATACCCAAATTGGTACCTATTTCGAAAAAGACAGAGGAACCGTACGCCATGCCCACGACACAATAAAAGACCTAACTTCTTACGATAAGAAATTTAGGCAATATGTAGAAAATTTAAAATCACAAATACCTAACCTTAAAATTAAAAAAATGAAAAGTGAACCAACAAAACAGCAAATTAAACAGTTTAACACCTTGCTTAGCAAGTTAGAAATGTCGCGTTTAAAACGCCAAATAATCAGTTTTGCCACCGATGGGCGTACTGATCACACTAAGCAAATGAGTAAAACCGAATTGGATGATGTTATATCTAATCTATATGACATTCAAAACCAAGGTAAAACCTCTTTTAAAGCCGGACAGCGGCAGAGGCGTAGAATTATTGCATTAGTTCATCAATTGCCCCCAAAGCTCTTATTTACTTACTGGAGCGAAGAAAAACAGAAGCGATTAGTTGATATGGATAAGCTAAACAACTGGCTGATTGAAAAAGGTAAATATAAAAAACCTCTTAACGATCACACTCCGGCAGAGCTTAGCCCCGTTATTGTTCAGTTTGAAAACATGTTGAAAGGGTACTTAAAAAAGCAATAAATGCAATACATCCTGACAAGTAAAAAATCTGATGCCAAAATCGTATTTCAATACGATCTGCACGGCTTTTTAACATCGTTTCAAGCTGAAGGTATCAAAACCGAAAGGCAATTAATGTTCTTTTTCTGGAATGAAAAATTCCCGTTCCCTTACTTAAAGCACATGATTGAACCTCTTACAAAACTTGGTATATTTAATATTAAGCAGGTTGATGATGACTTATCCTTTGAACGGTTCTGGCGGGAGTACGATTACAAAGTAAGCAAAAAGAAAGCACAAAAGCTTTGGAGCAAGCTTAGTAAAGCAAACAAGATTAAAGTGTTTTTGCATTTGCCAAAATACCGTAATTATTTAGCCTTTAAACACATTGAAAAGGCATACCCTGACACATATTTACGCAACGAAAAATACGAAGATGAATATTAATAAAATAAAGCTGGAGCTTAACCACTCCGAGTTGAAAGCACTTTTTACGATGCTCAACTCATGCCGGCAGCCTGATGAGGATGTTCCTGGCTATATAATGGAGATATTCATAATGGGTAAAGTTGTTAAGAAAATAATGAACCGGCTTGTAAATCCTCCCAAACCCGGTAAAACAACACACCTAAGCCTTCATAAAGCAGAAGGCATAGCTCTTGTGCTGCTGCTCAACAATGTTGATACAGCCCTTACTTACGACATATATAATAAAAATCTGATTATGAAAATCAATAATATTGTTAAACAAAAACTTGTATAATGCATCGCAAGGAATTAACAAGGCAGAAAATCAAGAGGATACTTATCTATTACCGCGAATTAGAGCGGCTGCACCTTTCACACGAGGGTTCAATGCTGCTAATGACTTATGTTTTTTCGCTTTCGGAAAGGTGGCTTGAAGATATATTGCGCAGAAATGATCTGCAGGATTTTGAAGATATTCACCTTGAGTATATCGACCTTGATATGAAGCTTGTTGATAATTACGTGCAAAAAATACACCGTGAAACGCGAAACAATCGAAAACAATTGAAGTTGTTTTAAATTGTACTTTTACTGATTATTTAATTTAAAAATTTGTATTATGAAAAAAGTATTATTTATTATATTAGTTGGTCTTGCTTCCTGTGGACCACAAATAAAAGAAAATAAAATAGTTAATAAGGTTAAAGATGAATATAAACCAATAATTATCGATACTGCAACCAATTTGGAGTTTTCTTTTAAATACATATATACAAGCGTTGGTATTGATATATTTGGAGTTACAAACTTACCAGACAGTACTAAATTAGGCGCATCTTTATATTGTAACGGAAAAACTTGTGGCCAAAACTTTGATATATATATTATTAAAGGGCATTACTATGGTTCATTTACAAATTATGATAAAGAAGACCTTTCCAAAGTTGAAATAGAATGTTTTAACAATAGTTCTTGGCAAACCCCTAAAATAAGAAAGCAATTAGACTTTATTAAGACTGATAAATGGATTTTAGATACTATTTTTGACAGTAAGGAATTTTCTTATTCAATAGACCTTGAGCAAGAAAGAAAAAAAACTAATGAGGCTAAAGTGATGAAAATGCGGGATCAATTAGGAGTTGTTTCCGAGTACGTACCAATAAGTAAAATTGATGGTTCTGTTAAAGATGTTTCTTATGCAAATATAAAAAGGTACTCAGTAAATTTGAGGTTCAGC